CCAGTTAAGTAACTAACATAAGAACCTTCTCCCGTTCCATTGCTTGTTGATGAATCAGTGACAGTAGGACTTGATGTTGTATCCCAACAAACACCACGAGCTGTAACAGCAGTACTTCCATCATGAGTTACATTTCCTCCACAAGAAGCACTAGTTGTAAATATATTAGTTACTGAAGATGTAGTTACTGTAGGAATTGAAGTGTTAAGTAATGTATTAAATGAAACATCAATTCCATATCCTGTGCCAACTGAATTAGTTGCATAGGCTCTAACATGATAATGTGTTGAAGGATTTAACCCAGTTAAATAACTAACATATGATCCTTCACCAGTTCCATTGCTTGTAGATGAATCAGTTACTGTAGGATTTTCACTTGTTGACCAAACAACACCTTTTATAGTTACATTTGCACTTCCATCATGAGTTACATTGCCACCACCTGTTGCAGTATTAATGCTTATATCTGTAATAGCAGTTGTTGTAACTGTAGGAATTGATGTACTTATATCTTCATTATATTCATATGCACCAATATCTGGCGATCCAGTTATTAAATTTCCACTAATATCTTGTGTTAATCCAACATTTTCTCCTTTATTTATACAGGAAGAATCTGCTTGTAATCTAAAATCAGAACCTACTGTAGTAATTTTAGGATCTCCATACATACTACTAGCATCCTGGGAAATTGCAGTTTGCCATAAAGCTAATGTATTATAAAATGATCCGGCATAATAAAATACATTTGTTGAATCAAGTGGTGCGTAATACATATTGTTATTTAATTCAAATCCTGATGTAGCACTACCCAAAGATATAAATCCTGCTGCAGTATTATTAGAATAAATAAGATTATTTTTGATATGAACATTTTTTCCAGGTTCAGTTCCACCCTGACACGATATTCCTATACCATTATGAGAATTATCTTGATATATTGTGTTATTATATACATAAACGTTGCGATCTCCGTTACCACCGATAGCAATACCGACGCCTTCACCTGGAAATGTATCTCCAAATCCTGTATTTACAACTAAATTATAATATGCCTGATGAATAGATCCTGTTGATGCGTTAGAACCGATACCTATACCAGGAGTATTATATTGAGTGTTATGCACATAATTATATCTATATGTTATATTTCTAACATTATTAGCACAATCGGTATGTATGCCATATTGATTATCTTCTGATTCACAGTATTCTACTATATTGTCACCGGAATCATATATGCCGAAACCATGTCCATCTGTAAAAAGCATACTACCATCATTCGGATAATTAATATTATGTCCTGCATAACAATGAGAAAATATATTAAAATCTGAACCATAACTCACACCAGCATCACCCCAAGAATAAAATCCATTACCATTATAATAAGCATTACAATACTCTACAGTATTATTACTATAACCATGATCAAAATACAATCCTGCTTGTCTATTATAATAAAAATCACAATTACTAATTATTGAATACCCTGCTATTTGTGAAGCACCTGCGTTTAAAAATACACCTCCAAAAGCATGATTTTTAAAATTAAGATTTTCTATTCTAAGATAAGTTCTATCTTGCGCTCCAATGCCAAACATTCGAGCTGATATTTCAACCGTTTTAGTATCAGGATCTGTTGTAGAATATATATAAGCTACATTAGGCAACGGTGTTTTATCGATAAAATATGTATTTGCTGTATTTACTTCTACTTTAGTTCCTACTTGTGTATAAAACACGTTGTTAACTACAACAACATAATCATACTGATATCCATAATTAGTAATAACTGGACAATTTGCATACCATACATTTCCACTATCATTTGACCATCCTGTAACAATATCAGCACCATTAATAATAGGTTTATCTCCAGATCCGTATGCTCCATATGTAATATTGTTATATAAAGTATTTAGAATCATTTCTCTCCATTGATCACCTCTTCTGAATAAAATTGTGTCTCCAACGTCAAATGCAAAACTATTTACTTTTGCAATTGTTTGCCAAGCTGTATTTTCGCTGGTACCATCACTAGCATCATTACCACTAATAGCATTTACATAATAAACAGACGCATCAATTATATTTTGACTTGAGTCAAACTGAACATTACTTCCATAACCAGTGCCTACACTATTTGTTGCATAAGCTCTAACATAGTAATGAGTACTTACATCTAATCCAGATATTGCACTTGTAAATGCTCCTTCTCCAGTTCCATCATGTGTATGTGAATTACTAATAGTTGGATTTATAGAAGTATTCCAACAAACACCTTTAGCAGTTACATTTGCACTACCATCATGTGTTACATTACCACCACAAGATGCACTAGTTGTAAATATATTAGATATTGAGGATGTAGTAACTATAGGAATTGCCGTACTTGGTTCAGCACCACCACCATATTCATATGCACCTATAGATGGTGGACTATTCCAAGCTACACCATCTTTATCAGTAGATAGATTTACGTCGATACCTTCCGATATTGCTGCTGAATTTGATAATAAATGAAAATTAGTAGATGAAACAAAACTGGGGTCAAGACCAATAACATTATTTTGATATGTTACGTATGTTGGTGTTGGATGTACATATAAAGGTGCATTACTATTTCCATTTTGATAAAATAGATTATTTTCAATAGACATTGTATCTATTGTGCCATATAGTGTTTGATTTGCATATATAGAAGCTGTTGTAAATCCATTTATAATATTATTTCTAATACTTATTGTAGATACATCATCACCTGTTGGTAAATATATACCAGCTATAGCTGGATACGTACCTGTACCATTTACAATAGTATTATTCCAAATTTTCAATCTACTATAATGTGTAGGTAATTCTTCAGGGCCTGTTTGAAAATACATTCCAGAACCTGACGCAACATCACTTCTTCCTACATTATAAATGACATTGTTATAAATTGAAACATCTTCAACATATGCAGTTGCACTATTGTAATGACAAAACCATATCGCTCTTTCACAATTTTTAAATGAGTTATTATAAATTGCAATATTTTTATCTATACCTCTATTTTCAAATTGTAAACCATCATTTGCATCATCGTGTAAACTATCCCATCCTACACTATTATCGTGAAAGGATACTCCATTATTTAATGTATTACCTGCTATATCGATATATCCAGAAATAACATTATTATAAATTTCTAGATTTGTAACATCCCATAATTCAATACTAAATGTCCAAGTAACATTATTAGGTTTTTGCACTGTTATAGTATTCCCATAAATTTTACAATTAACATTACTTTGATAACCAGCAATACCTTCTCCATTAGAACCACTAGATCTTGCTGTTTGAGTAATAACATTATTATATACCAATGTTCCTGTTTGCCCAGCTAATACTAAATTAGGGTGATTACCTTGATAATCACCGTCAGGAACATTGCCTCCACAATTTGTCATTACATTATCGTGAAATGAATTATTACCGCTTCCACTTCCAGCAAATAAAGCACCTGAAAGATAAAAATTAACAAAAGTACAATGATGAATATGAACGTTAGTTCTCTGATAAACCCCAATTCCTTGATAACCTGTAAGATTATCACCATCAAATTTAATGTAACTAATACTTTGATTTGTATTGCCCGATCCACTTAATACTATTAAACATTCAATATATCCAATATCGGCGTGATGAGATATAATATGAGAAGTATCTCCTTCACCTTCTATACTTACATTAGCATCCAAATACATTTGAGTACTTTCTGTATAATCACCTGGATTAACGTGAATTATATCTCCACTACCACTTACTGTAGTAACTGCTTTATAAAGAGTTTTCCATGGATTTCCAGACGAACCATTTCCACTACCATCACTACCATCAGGGTCTATATAATATGTTGCCATTACTTGGTTTTATTTATATATTCAATAAAAAAAGAGCCTTACAGCTCTTTAATATTTTTTTATATTATAATTATGGATCTTTATTTTTTAAAATTTGAGTCCATTTTTTAACATCTTCAATTTCAGCTTTTAGTTCTTTAATAGTATTTACAAGAGCAAAAACAATAGGTGATAATTCAAATTCTATAATATCGGATTCAACACTATCATTATATAATTTACCGGGTGTTCTTTTTATAGCATAAGGCATTACGCGCTCAAGTTCATTACCAATGATTCCTATAATATCTTTATTTACATCGTTATTATAACTCCATAAACCTGTCCATTGATAAATAACAGGATTTATGTTTTGAATAACATTAAATCCATCTAAAAAAGGTTGTATATTCTTTTTTAAACGTATATCTGATGCTCCAGATCTACCTTGAGTACCCTGTGTTCCTTGTCTCCCCTGAATACCTTGTTGTCCTTGAATACCTTGTTGTCCTTGAATACCTTGAGTTCCTTGATTTCCTGTTGTACCTTGAGCACCTTGTGTTCCCTGCGTATCTTGAATACCTTGTTGTCCTTGAATTCCTTGAGTTCCTTGGCTTCCTTGAGTACCTTGTATTCCTTGTGTTCCTTGTGTCCCTTGAGTTCCACGTGTTCCCTGCGTTCCTTGAACTCCTTGTTCACTAATATTTCCTTGTATACTACCAATACCTTGTATTCCTTGTTGTCCTTGAATTCCTTGAGTTCCTTGAGTACCTTGAATTCCTTGTGTTCCTTGTACACTACTAATACCTTGAGTTCCTTGAGTACCTTGAATTCCTTGTGTTCCTTGTGTTCCTTGGATACCTTGTGTTCCTTGTGTTCCTTGAATTCCCTGTTCACCCTGTATTCCCTGAACTCCTTGCTCACCTTGTATTCCTTGAACTTCTTGAATACCTTGAAATCCTTGAATTCCTTGAATTCCTTGTGCTCCTTCACTACCTCCAACCGAAGAATCATACTTAATATACCAATCTGAAACATCAGCATTAAGATAAAGATATCCGCTTACATCATCAACGATATCACCAATATCTGCTATTTTTCTTATATTTTGCATTAAGTATGTTTAATGTTTTTATAGTTTTTTAATGTCTTCAAGAATTAAAAGTAAAGCTTCTAATTGTTTATTAAGATCTTGTTTGTCTTTTTCAAGATTTTCAATAGTGACATAATTAGGTTCTGGCGAAAGTTCTTTTCCATTTTCATTATCAAATCTTTTAAAGAGTACTACATATTCATTATCTTTAACTTTTTCTACCCAACATAATCCCTCAGGATGTAAACGATGGTAACGTTTTAAATCAATCATATTATTTTTTATTTTTATTTTTGTATACTTTGAATTGCTTGAATACTACATATATCATTTAATATCGAAATTCGTTTTTTATTAAGTTGTTCTTTTAATTCTTTAACCGCATTTACAAGTACAAATACAATAGGTGGTAATTCAAATTCTATAATTTTTGATTCTGGACCATCCCAATGTAATTTACCTGAAGTTCTTTTTATAGCATAAGGCATTACACGCTCAAGTTCATTACCAATAATTCCTATAATATCTTTATCTTGTTCATTATATCCCCACAAACCATTCCATTGGTATATAACTGGATTGATACTTTGAATAGTTTTAAGACCATCTGTAAAAGGTCGTATATCCTTTTTCAAACGTATATCTGAAGCTGACGGTCCACGAGTTCCTTGTGTTCCTTGAGTTCCTTGTCGACCTTGGATACCTTGTTGTCCCTGAATTCCTTGTTGTCCCCGAATTCCTTGTGATCCCTGTATGCCCAATGTTCCTTGAACACCTTGAACACCTTGAGTTCCTTGTGTACCTTGAATACCTTGTTGTCCTTGAATACCTTGAGTTCCTTGAACACCTTGAATACCTTGAGTTCCTTGAACACCTTGTGTTCCTTGAGTTCCTTGTGTTCCTTGAGAACCTTGTGTTCCTTGAGATCCTTGAGATCCTTGTATACCTTGTTGTCCCTGAATACCTTGAGCTCCTTGAGTTCCTTGAGTTCCTTGAGCTCCTTGTGTACCTTGAGTTCCTTGATTACCCTGAATACCTTGTTGTCCCTGAATACCTTGAGCTCCTTGAGTTCCTTGAGTTCCTTGAGTACCTTGTTGACCCTGTAATCCCTGAGTTCCTTGAATACCTTGAATATATTGACTTCCTTGAATTCCTTGAGTTTTTTGAATACCTTGAAATCCTTGAATACCTTGAATACCTTGAACACTAGTTTCAACCGAAGAATCATATCTAATATACCAAAGGTTATCACCCCCATAAAATAAAAAACCACTAACATCTATATTAATATCACCTATATTTCCTATTTTTCTTTCGTTACCCATTAAACCATATATTATTAAAATTAAATGCTATCAATCTCGTTATTTAATTCTTTTACAGCATTTACAAGAGCAAAAACAATTGCCGATAAATCAAATTCTATAATCTCAGATTCTGGACCATCATTTCTTAATCTTCCAGCCACTCTTCTGATAGCATAAGGCATTGTACGTTCAAGTTCATTACCAATAATCCCTATAACTTTTCTTTCTTCATTTGGATATCCCCACAAACCATTCCATTGATAAATAACTGGATTGATACTTTGAATAGTTTTAAGACCATCTATAAATGGTCGTATATTCTTTTTTAAACGCATGTCAGAACCAGTACTTCCTTGTGTTCCTTGAGTTCCTTGTCTTCCTTGTACACCTTGGATACCTTGTTGTCCTTGAATACCTTGTTGTCCTTGAATTCCTTGTGATGTACTAGTTATTCCCTGTGTTCCTTGAGCACCTTGTATTCCTTGAACGCCTTGTGGTCCTTGAATTCCTTGTGTTCCTTGAACATCTTGTGTTCCTTGAGCACCTTGTGTTCCTTGAGAACCCTGTGTTCCTTGAATACCTTGTGTTCCTTGAGCACCTTGTGTTCCTTGAGCACCTTGTGTTCCTTGAGTTCCTTGAATTGCTTGAATACCTTGAGCACCTTGAGCACCTTGAGTTCCTTGTGTTCCTTGGATACCTTGTGTTCCTTGAGTACCTTGTATTCCTTGAACGCCTTGTTCTCCTTGAATACCCTGAATTCCTTGCGCTCCTTGTGTTCCCTGTGTTCCTTGTGCACCTTGTGTTCCTTGAGCACCTTGTGTTCCTTGAGCTCCTTGAACTCCCTGAACTCCTTGAGTACTATCAATTCCCTGCGTTCCTTGAATTCCTTGCTCACCTGTACTTCCTGTAACAGCAGCATTAATTTTCCAATTAAAACTATTACTATCATATTTTAAAAATCCACTAACATCAATGTTAACATCACCAATATTTCCAACTTTTCTTATATTACCCATTAATAATAGTATTTATTTTATATATTTATAATATAATTCACTTATGGTTTGCTATATGTAAAAAAGTATTATGACGTGACAATATATATTTCGTGAATACGAACAGTTGATGAATCTGACATTTGAACTCCACGATTAATAACTGCAGATGTAGTAGAACTATCTCCTATTGCATAATTTAATGTAAATGTAGAAACAGTTCCTGAATCTTCTGTAGTTAAAACATATCTTACTTGTAAAAAGAAATAATGATTATCATGCATATCAATACGAGAAATTGCGCCTTGAGTTAACGTTTCCCATGAAGACCAATATGCATTATTAAATGACCATCTAAATTCTTTTTTAGAAAATGTTCCTGCTGAATTATCACTATAATACTTAATAGTTGAAAGATTTTCAATAGGAATTACATTGTATAACGTAATGGTTAAATTTTCTTCTAATCGTGAAAAACTCGAAAATTGCATTTTATATAGTTTATTTTATATATTCTTTGAAAATAATGTTGAATAAATAAAATAAAAAAATAAATGCAATTAGTTCGTGAACATATAAACGAGAAGTTCACTCAAGATTCAGATCCTATACATGATATGAATATAGGAGTAAAACATCTTATTGAAAAATGGTTGAATGATCTTAAGAATAATTATTTTATCACTAATAGTAATATAATAATAAATAATAACTGGACAATTGATGTTAATGGTAATCTAGATATATCTTATGATTTTTTAGATATATTACCACCATATATAAAATTTAATAAAATATATGGGAGTTTTGCTTGTTGTCTTACTAGAGAGGGAATAAAAAATGTAGGGCCAAAATATGTAGAACATAACTATAAAGTTTATGTTCCTACTATTAGACATAAAAAAAATGTTCCAACAGAAACACTTATAAGAAAATATTGTATTGTAGGATTAAATGTTTTTATAAAACAAATACGATAATTAATATAAATTATTTTTTATTATAAATCTATAAATTTCTCTTAAACCTAAAAGTTTTATACCACTTCTATTATCATAATAATTTGAAAGTATTATTTTTGGAGATTTAGAGAAATAAATTTCTACAATATCATTTAATATAATTTGAGAGAATTTAATACTTGGATACATTGTTTCAAAAAACGACTTTTTATTAAATTTATCACCAGCACCTAAAATTAACGCATTACGTGCCATATCAAAGGATTCTTTTAAAACCTTTAATCTAAAATCACGAAATTTATTAGGGGCATGATATTTAACCTTAAAATTATACATATTCATATAATTACTTTCATTAACATTTTCATAACACCAATGATTTTCTGTCGGTTGTGGGAATGGTTTCATATTTATTATAGCTGAATTTTCACGATATAATGAATTCATTATATAATTATTCAAATAAATCCAGCCTTCATTAGTTAATGTATCAAAGAAACGTTCATCTTTATATTTTAGAGCTAATAATAATCTTGATATAAATTGTAAAAACGTACTTGTAACGGGTGGTGAATCCCTATCAAGTATTACGAATCCTTCATTTATAGATAATATTTGTTTAGTTTTATGTTCTTCTATAAAACGTTTAATAGTTAATTCAGTATTTCCCAAGCCTGCGCCTGCGCCGAATTCATTTCCAAATATAACTATTTGGGCTTTATTTAAAGGACCATATCCTATAAATTTATGTAGAAAAATTGATTGTTCATTTGTTAGTATCATCTTTATCGTACTCTTTTCTTAACAATTTTAAAATATGTTGATTAGGTTGTATTTGTGGATTTTTTCTCTTAAATTCTTCATAAGTCATATCACCATATAAATCAAATATAAAAGCTCCAACTGCACCGCTACGAGATATCCCAGCTCCACAATGCAAAACCGCAAGACTTTTGTCTTTATTTCTCTTAATAAATTCATATATTTTTTTTGCTTTATGTTCATTAAAAATATGAAATGGCTTAACTCCCATTTTTGTATAATTTTCTATCATTGTTTCTCCAAAATCTGGAAAATGCATAACTAATACATTAGAATGTTGTTGTTTAAAATGTGAATACACATCACCTTTACTTAAAAAGATTTCTGGATCATATGGATTATTTATAGAAACAAAGAACATATCTTTAGTTTCAACATTATCATCAGTAATGTTATTATACAGCATAAATCTATTAAATTGTAATTTACCGTAAACTAATATCTTCATATGCAAATATAATTAAAAAAACTTAAATAAAAAAATATATAGGAATCTATTTTATTTGTGTTTTATAAATATCCTTTTCTTTTCCGGAATATCGTACTACAAATGTATAATATAAACTTGTTGGATAAACATATTTTGAAAGTACAAATTGATAATTAGTTGTTTCATTTATAGATTTATATATAACCTTTTGTTCTATATTAATCGTATCGATTACCATATTATTTGTTATCCAATTTTCTAATGGTATAGAATCAATTCCATAATAAAATGATAAATAGAAAACATCTGGATTAACATAAACAAGATCATCACCTGTATATGTTCTTTCATAAATATTTCTTGAAATATAATTATTAAGTGATTTATTACAAGATGTAAATAAAAGTAATAAAAATAAAATAATAATAAATTTCTTCATTACACTTTATTTTATTTATTCACAATTAAAAAGGAGAATTTCTTCTCCTTTCATTATCTACAAAAATGGTCTGCGCAGTTTGATGAGATTTTTGCAAAAGGCTTTCCCAATGCTCTAAATCCATATCCATTTAGTAATCCTATGCCTGCTGCATACATCATATTAGATTTTTTATTTTCTTCAGAATTAAAATCTAAATGAACTTCAATTCTTGATTTAAAAAATTCATCTTTTCCATTTACTAATTGTGCTGTCAATAAAGCATATTCAGCTTCGCGCCATAATTTAGCTGGCATTTCTTCTACTTGTGATTTATTATTCCTTTTTTCCCATATATCACATAAAATTAAATGACATCCATGTCCAACTTTCATTCTATCAATATAATGCATAACAATAACAATAGAATATTTTAATCTGCGACCATGAACTTGTGAATCTACTCCTATAATAATTTGTCCATAAGGGTTTTCTATAGTCCAATTTTTAACATATTTTTCTACATTTTCAATAACTTCACCAGTTACTTTTTTAAATACTAATTCTTTTTCCATTCTATTAAATTCTATTTTTTCATTTGATTTATATATCCAAAATAAAAACAAATATAACAAATACTTTTGACATAAAAAAATATTTTAATAAATTTTTTAAAAAAATAATTTTAACAAAAAATTAACATAAATTTTAAAACTTTTATAAAACACACAATATAACTTAAGTCTTAAGCTTCTCGGGAAATGTAATTACTAAAGTATATAAGATACTCTCGCGCGCGAGCGCACACGTATATATAATAGGTATAAAATTTTGTTAAAATTATTTTTTTAGTTCAAGAAAAAGAATTATATTTGCCTAAATGAAATTAATGAATAACTTTATTTACATACTATTTTTATTTTTTATTTTATTTTTTCCTCAAAAAGATCCTTATTATAATAAAAAAGGAATCCCTTCAACATATGGAATAAATTCATATGTCAAAAATAATGAAGAATCCTTAATAAAAGAATATGAATATAGAATTGATACTCTTTATGATGTTTATATATGGACAGAAAATTTAGGAGAAATAAGTAATTATGAAAATTTAGGTGAATTTAATCTTCCGAATGATATAACTATAACAAATGAAGAAAAATATGTTGCATATGAATTTAAAGACTTATCTAAGTTTAAACAAAGAAGTTTAAATTATACTGATAGAACTGTTAAAGCAGTAATATTTCATGAACTAACACATGCATATTTTAATAAATCAATAATTCAATTAAGAAATAAAAATATTGATATTTCACCTGAGTATTCAACGTTTAGAATTTATCCAGCATCTGAATATCAATTCGGCGCAGAATTTATAGAAGAAGGTGTTTGTGAATATATTATATATTATATACATGAGAATGCTTCACTTGAAAATGTTCCTATTCCAGAAAACAAAATAGAATTATTGGATAAAAAAAATAAAATAAATAATGTTTATTATTATTCCGTACTTTATCTTAAAGATTTTTTAGATAAATATGGTGTCAAAAAAGGAATTAAATTATTGTTGATTAATAAAGCTCCTAATTATGAAGAAATACTTAATCCCGAATTATTTTTTAATAGATTGAAAATAAATTAAAATTTTGTTAAAATATATAGTAAAAAGTTTTTTTATATCAAAAAATAGTATTATATTTATAACATATTTAAAAGGGAAGTTCTTTAACTTAACATACACAGCTTTACTCCTTAGGATGAGAGCCCTATGAGAGAGCAGGAATCTGTAAAGATTGATAGTTCGAATCTATCTTAAGCTGCAAACTAAAACTGAAATATTATGGTAGATGAACTTATTAGTTTAGAAACTGCAAGACTCGCTAAAGAAAAAGGTTTTGATGTTATAACTACATATTTTTATGATAAATTAGGTGAGCGAGATATATGTGGATATGAAAATTGGAATAAAGGATATGGAAAAGCATGTTCTTGTTGTACTCAATCACTATTACAAAAGTGGTTAAGAGAAAAACATAATTGTATTGTAGAAGTAATATTTAATTTTGATCCAATACTTACTAATGGCAAAATAATATGGAGTGTTAGTGTAGATAATTATAAATCGGACATGACAAATGTAGGTATTCAAGCGGATTTTGAATCAGAAGAGTTATTTAAAACATATGAAGAAGCATTAGAAGTAGGATTACAAGAAGCATTAAAAATAATTTAAAAATTTATAAATATGAAAAAATCAAATGAATGTTTAATTGCAATACAAGATTTAGTTGTAGATGGAGTTTATGAAACACATACAAGAGATTTGATAAAAATAAAAGGCATTAATAAAGATAAAAATGAACTCCATGTTTATAATATAACTGAATCTTGTAATGTTTATATGAATCTTGCAAGACATTTATTGAAAAAAAGAATCAGATAATTTAAAAGTTTACGAATATACAAAATAGATCTACCCATCGTAAACTTTTAAATTATAATTTTAAAAAATAATAATTATGTCAATACCTGTGATAGGCACTGCAATAGTTAATGGTGCACATTGGATCAAAAATTTAATAGATAGTATAGATTATCCAACAGACAATTTTGTTGTATTTGACAATAATGGCAGAGGAGAACTTGTTGAAGAACTTGATAACATTGCTAAAACAACACACCCCTTTATTAAAAAAATATCAATTTGTCATATGCCTGCAAATGTAGGGTGTTCAGGCGCTTGGAATCTTATTATTAAATGTTATATGAATGCTCCATATTGGATTATTATGGGTCATGATATTTCATTTACACTTGGATTTTTAGAAGAAATGGTCAATAAAGCAGAAGATCCTGAAGTTGGCATGGTTCATGGAAGTGGTGGAGATTTTAATGATGGCGGATATGAATTATTCTTAATAAAAGATTGGGTTGTTCAAAAATATGGATTATTTGATGAAAATTTTTATCCAGCATATTGTGAAGATGCTGATTATATAATGAGGCTTAAACATAATCCGATTAAACATATTCCAGATGTTGGAAAACCTTATTTACATGGTGGCGGCACTAATTATTATGAAACTGGACAACAAACAAAAAGAGAAGAACCTGAACTTATAGATAAACTTAATGCCATTAATATGATTAATTTTGAATATATGGAAAAAAAATGGGGACCTAGATGGAGAATGACTTGGCCATATTTTTTTCCTTTTGATAATACAACAATGCCTTTATCAACAACAACTTATGATCTTGAATATGTTAGAAGAAAACATTTAGGATTTTAATAATTTGTTAAAATTTAACAAAAATTTAACAATTAAAACTTAATTAATTTTTTTTATATCAATTTTTTTTATTATATTTGCTTTATATTAACAAAAATACATATGAAAATTGTTGTAAACACAGAAGATATCGAACTTTATAATACATTTTATAAGATCGGTAAAGAACAAGATTATCAAATTGTTAATGCTAAGGTTGAAAATGTTCTTTTTGATATTATTGAAAAAAACAATATTGATGCGTATGTACTTTCTAATAGTACTTTTTATTTTAAAAAAGCAGTTGATTTCATAAAGAAAAATAATCCGTATGTTCCAATTGTGGGTATAGTAGAGTATCAACAAACTCTTAATGTTCCCGTTGATATTTATATTAATGAACCTATGAAATTTGAAGGACCATCCGCTAAATATGTATTAGTTGAACAAGTGTTTTATAATATAAATAATTATATTAAAACTTTTATGACTCTTAAAAAACTTACAACAAAATTACATGATGTAATTGAATTCGCTAATTGTAGATATGATCCTTCTCGTAGAATACTTTATCATAGAATTAAACTTCCTCAAACTGATAAAGATAAAGAACCTGAATTTACATATAAAGAAATTAAAAAATTCTCAACCAAAGAAGGTGGTATTCTTGAAATACTTGCAAGTAACTATGGTGAAGTGGTAAAAAAAGATGTTATTCTTGAAAAAATCTGGAGAAAAACAGATTATTTTGTTGGAAGAAGTATGGATGTATATATATCTTATCTTCGTAAAACATTCAGAACAAATAAAATAAAACTTACAATTAAAAACATATCCGGAATAGGATTAATACTTGAATAAATTATAATAATAATTAAAAATGGAAACTAATCGCGCTCGTGAAATTATAATAAATATTCTTCAAACTGCTTTAGCAGGTAAACTTGATCCATCTAGTAATTTTAAACCACAAGATGTTGCTGATGCAATTGCAGTTAAAATTGATTTTGAAAAAACTTTTAAAGATTCAAAAAATGATGAAGTAGTGGGATCTTTAATTGATACAGTTATTTCATATAATGATGAAATGAAAAAAGAATTAGAAAATCTTGCTGATGATCAAAAACTTCTTAAAAATTTTATTAAAGGCAAACTTACTGCATATGAAGAAATTTTAAGTATTATCAATAATCTTTAAAAACTAAAAAATGAAATATTTTGTAAATGGTATTTTATTATTGATATGGCTGATATTTACTGTCATATTAGCAATAAGTATGATAGGAATGCTTTTTGTTATGATAATAGATGATACTGATACTTGGATGAATATGGGTAAAACATTAGTAGAAAATCTTAAATGATACCTATATTCAAAAATAGAGAAAATGCTTTACACATAATAGATGGTAAAGAAATATGGGAATCTCGTTCAGCAGGTACAACTGGTGTTATATTTGCAAAACATAAAGGCGATATATATGTTCTTATAGAAAAAAGATCTAAAAATATGCCCGATCTTCCAGAAAAATGGTGTTTGCCATGTGGTTATTTTGATTGGGATGAAAATGGAGTTGAAAGCGTATATAGAGAAATATATCAAGAAACAGGTTTTTATGTACCAGATTATAATGATAGATTGATATTTAATAATGCAGAAAAAGATGATATTAATGATATTCAACCATTTTATATAAAAACAAGTCCAAAAGAAATTAGACAAAATATAGCGCATCATTACATTTTTATTTTTGATTTTATTTCTAGAGATTTACCCATAGTAGAAAATTATAAAGATAAAGAAATAGAAATTGTAAAGTGGGAAAAACTTTATAATATATTGTTATATAAAAAGGATGAATATGATTGGGGGGCTTTTGCACATGACAAAATAATAGAGAAAGCGATTACTAAATTTGAAAAATACTTATTTTAATGAAAAAAGAAAAAATTACAAAGAAGATTCCTTATCTTGATTATCTATCTAATATAGGTGAAAGAGTAATGTGGCAAAACATTAAAGATGAAACGTTTGAAGGAAAACTTATAAAAATGGATGAAAATTGCATTGCTACAGTTAAATTAGACAGTGGAAAAACTGTTGAAGTACAATGTTAATTTAACTTACTATTTTAAAACTAATATATTAAACGTCCATATAAGACCTAAATTTATAACTATGAACAGTGTCGTAACACAATTGTTTACAGAAAAGTTTCGTCCGCATGATCTTTCAACATTAATAGTTCCAGATAGAATAAAAAAAGAATTATCTCGTGGATTAGTTCAAAATTTATTATTATTTGGTTCACCTGGGACGGGTAAAACTTCGACGTTGTTCATTCTAGCTAAACATCATACAAATTTATACATAAACGCGCGTGAGGAGGCTAATATAGAAACAATTAGAAATAAAGTTTCTAAATTTTGTTCAACTATGTCGTTAGAAGAAGGCAAAGAAAAAATTAAGTGTGTTATATTAGATGAATTTGATGGAGCCAGTACAGCATTTTTTGACGCGGTGAAAGTTCCCATTGAGAAATATGCTAACATGGCAAGATTTATAGCGTCTACAAATTATATTAATAAAATACCTACGGGTGTAACATCAAGATTTAATTGTATATCTTATGATGCAATAAATAAGGAAGAAGAAGATTATCTTCTTGAAGAATATAAAAAACGAATAACTTTAATTCTAAATGCAGTAAAAATAGGTTATACTCCTGAAATTCTTCATAAGTTTGTTTATAACGATTTTCCTGATATGAGACGTATTATGAATAAAATTCAAAGTTTTTATCTTCAGGGAATTAAAGAACTTAATGAAAAGAACTTTAACATTAATTTTGATTTTGAAGATCTATATAAATTATGTTTAAATAAACCAGATAAGCCATATGAAAATTATAAATTTATTGTTGGACAATATGCATCAATAATAGATAATGCACTTAACGCTCTTGGTGAAGATTTTATAGAATATATTAAGTCTAATGAACCTAATAAAATAGATAAAATACCCTTAATAATAATAGCAGTAGCTGAACATCAAGCACAAAGAACTTTAGTGATAGATCCTCTAATAACGTTATTATCATGTTGCATGAAATTACAAATTATAATAAATTAATAATATGAGATATTATAAAAAAGAAAAAGTTTATCCTGAATATGATGCAAAGAGAGTTGTAAAAAGATTTGCATTATTGCCTATATCGGAAAAACAGGTTTAGTAATGAACGTAGGTGGTTAGAAATAGTATATTTAGAACAACGTTATCGTCGTGGTTATGGTGATGGGGATCTTTGGATGAATTATAAATTTGTTGAAAAATGTGATTATTTAAATTATAAAAAATTAAAAAATACATTTTAACAATTTTTTATATCATAATAGTTTTTTCTAAAATGTTTTTTGATTATATTTACAAATGGAAAATACAAATAAAGTAAAAGATAAAATACAACAAGTAGAACAGAATGAAAATATTTTTAATACTTTAAAAAACGAAAATAATAGAAATTTTTTCTATTATTTAAGTATGTTAAATCTAGAAAAAAATGGTAATACTTTAATTTTATCGCCTATACATCATTATTATTATGATTTTAATGAAATTAAAAAAATTAAAACGGTAATTCAAATTAAAGAATTAAATAAATTATCAGACATAGATAAATTCTTTAAAAATATTATAAATGTTCTTTCACCTAATTCTAATTTTGTAGGATGTTTTAGAGATAATAAAATTTATAAAGATAATATATTAAAAAGATTAAAAATTATAGATTGGATAATTAATAAATTATATGATAAGCCTGATCACTACTTATCTAGAAAAAAAGTCATAAAAATATTAAACAAATATAATTTAAAAATTATGGATATAACTGAACTTAACAACATGACATATTTTTACGTTAAAAAATAAAATAAATGAAAACAACTAATCCCAATTTTACGCAAGAAGAATTATTTAGGAAAAAAATTGTTAAACTTACATCACAAGGATATAGGTTTAGATTTTTAAAAGAAGGTGAAGGATCTGATCGTAAAAATCCATTAGAAATTTTTATTTTTTACGAAATGAAAAATGAAGATATAGAAAAACTTATAGACAAATATATAGAAAATTTAGAAACACCAAATTTATATGTTAAATTATATAATATGATTAATAATAATAATAGAATATATTAAATTATTTAAATTGAAATTTCTTTATCTTGATATTGATGGTGTTTTATGTTTAGGAAGTGAAATACACCCTAAACTCACAGAATGGGGGTATGTATATCGTTTTAATGCAAAGGCTGTTAATGTATTAAATCAAATATTACAACAAACTGATGCAGATATAATAATATCTTCTGATTGGAAAGAACACTATTCATTAAAAAATTTACAAAAAATATTTGAATGGCAAAAAGTTATAAAGAAACCAATAGATGTAACTACAACATACCCATATAAAACAACTCAATTATTAGAAGAAGTAAGAGCAAAAGAGATATTAGATCATGTAGATAAATTAAAACCACATTCATGGGTTGTTATAGATGATTTAGATCTAAGAACATGGATATCAAATAAACATTTTGTTCAAACTCCTTTATTTATGGAAGGTATAAAACAAACTGGTAAAAAACAAGAAATAATTAATAAATTAACAGTATGAAACTAATATTTGTAATATTGTTAATAATACTTTTGTCCTGTGAGAAGGAGGACTATTGCTGGAAATGTATCTATACAGAATATGAGAAACTAGATTCCTATACTACAACAGTAGTGATTGATACATTTCCAATATGTTATAAAACAGAAGACTGGATAAGTAAATTTGAAGACACTTATTCGTATTCAGTAAGTGACGATTCAACTATCTTAATATGTTCTAAAATAGAATAATTAAAAAAATAGATAAAATGAAACGAGAAGAGATTGATGAGATACTTAAAGAGCATAGATGGGATATTGAAAATAATTCTGATAATGATCCCATATTATCAGAAGAGGGAATATCTGACATTGCCGATGAAATCCTTGCACTTCAGGATTATAAACCAACAGACGAAGAAATAAAAGCAACGGCACATCATATTGTTGTATTATCAAAAGGTGCATTACATTCTTCATCAGAGGAAACAATTATACTTGGTGCTAAATTATTACGAGATCATCCAGAACAATTTAAAATAAAATAAAATAAAATATGACAAATTTAATTTTTGATCTTAACAATATTGCATGGAGATCTCTATATATAACTTCGGGGTATGGTTCTAAACAATATTCTTATGATTCTCAATCTGAAATAGATCAATTAATCAGAAAAATGGCAACAGATGTTGCATATATTATCAGATTGATTAACCCTACACGTATAATATTTGCGCTTGATGATAAATCTTGGCGTAGAGATATAAAAATTGAAGAAAATGAAGGCTATAAAGCACAAAGAACTAAATCCACTTTTATAAATTGGAATAATGTTTATGCAGCGCTTACTGAATTTTCTGAAATATTGGAAAATAATGGAATGATTGTGACTAAAATTCCTACAGCAGAGGGCGATGATATAGTTTCGCTTTGGAATCATGAATTAATTGATAATCAGTCACAGCATGTTATTATTGTTTCAGGAGATGAAGATTTACGTCAATTAGTCAGATTTAAAGCTCTACCATTTAATAATAAAATTGTATTTTCTACTGTTTTTAATCCTTTTATGCAAGGAAAAAATGCTTCTCGTAAACTTTATGTTCCACAATATTTTCAAACTTGGATAAATGAAACAGAAATAGTAGATATTTTTAATATGAAGGGTTCAATAAATGTTGATAAAGAAGATTTTAAAAAAATTATATCAGCGGAAAAAACAAAAATAGAAGTTGTAGATGGTGAAATGATAGCTCTTCGTAAAATCTTTTGTGGTGATGACGGTGATAACATTCCAGCCATTTATACATGGTTAAATGACAAAGGTGTTGAAGTACGTATAACTAATTCTAAATTTGAAAAAATTTATGAATACCTACAACATAAAATAGGAAATAATGTAGGTACTACAGAAGTATATGCTAATACCGATAAAGTTTTAGAAGCTATTAAAATAGTAACTAAGCAAAATCCACCATTTGATATTGATGTAAGAGTTGAACGACAACTAAAATTAGTAGTTTTGAATACATTATTTTTTCCGTCGTCAATAATTGAAAAGTTTCATAAAATTAAGACTATAAATCTTGAAAAACCAAGAACAAATTATGCTAATCTAAATATGTATAATTTACTTGAAGGAACTAGATACGTTAAAGAAAGAAAAAATGATAATGAAGCAAGTATTTTTAAAGAAATTGATAAAATAAAAGGAACAGCTTTATTTTGAATAATAATAAAAACTTTTTTAATTATAAAGTATATAAGTGTAATGGAACTTTTTGATTTTATAAAAATTTTGTTTACAAACCCTAAAGAATACTCTTCAATTACTTCAGGTGAAAAAAGAAAACAATTTTTCATGTTAAGTAGGAGAATGGCCATAAACTTTCCTTTACAAGCAAATGCATTACAACATATTAAAATTAATCAATCTGCTGTTGTAGACTTTTGGCAAAATTTTATTAGAAAACAATATAAATATGTTCCCGGATGGATGTATACTAAAGGTGTTAAAAAAACACAAGAAATTAAAGAAAGAAAAATGAACATTAGTAACGATGTAATTAATGAATATTGTAAAGTTTATAAATTAGATAAAAAAACTGTGTTAGATGCATTAGAATTTTACAATACTGAAATGGTTAACGAATTAAAACATTTTGAAAATATATTAAAACAGAAATAAAATGGCAAAAATATTCATTAAAGTAGAAATTGGAGATATTAATATTACTAAATTGGGAGATAATATTAAAATTGATTGTGGAAATGTTGATATAATATTTTCCCCTGAAGCATTAAATGAATTAATAAAAGATTATAATGAAATTAAAAAAATATGAGAGAACCTCGAGTAAAAGAGATTATTAAAAATTATCAAAAGGGGAATATTAAACAAGTTTATGAATATCTTACACAGCCAGACATGGTAGTTGATCCAAGCACTTGGTCTGGAAAGATAAAACAAATGATAGAAGATCAAGAATTTTTAACAGCAAAAATGATTATAGAATTTACAGCATATAAATTTATTAATATTAAAAAATAAAGATATGGTAAAACAATTAGATAATGAAAAGGGATCAATTGAAGAAATTAATTACACTATTAAAGATTTGGTTATAGATGAAATTATACCTAATGTTATAGATAATTTTATGGTAACAATTTTTGAAGATCATCATACTATTGTTATTCCTCCTACCATAACAGGAATTCAACTTAAAGCATGGAGTCGTGGAAGAGGTGGAATTTTTTCAAAAGATATTTTAAATTACACATTAGGACAAAAATATGGACAGTATGTCCTAATTAAAGGAGATAAAATTTATTGTATTGCTAGATTAATATTAGAAGAAGAAATACCAACATTTAATACGTTTAAACTTATAGATGGACAAATTAAAGATGTTTCTTATATGATATTAAGAAATCTTAAAGAAGATGATAGATTGATCAATACACAAAAACTTATAATAGAAAAAGATGTTTATACAGAAGTAGATCCAATGATATTAATAATACCAAAAATTACACACGATGATGATCCAGATTATCATGTGAGTAGTGTTTCACTTTTTACAGAATAAAAAATATGAATAATCAAAAAGAAAGTTTTTATAAAGCAATAGAACTTATTAAACGAGAAGGCATAAAAGAATTAATTTCATATATTGAAAAAGAAACTGATTTTTTTATTGCTCCTGCATCAACACAATTTCATGGAAATTATGATGGTGGATTATTAGATCATTCTGTGATAGTAACAAGATTTGCTCTTCATAACTTTAATTTTATTGTTAAAGAAAACCCTGATCTTGAATATCTTAGAGAATCTGTTGTTATATGCGGATTATTTCATGATATGTGTAAAACAAATTTTTACAAAAAAGAGAAAAAATGGACAAAAGATGATCAAAACAAATGGAAAGAATATTTTGGGTGGACGCCCAACGATACTTTTCCATTAGGGCATGGAGAAAAAAGTGTATATTTAATTTCTAAATATATTAAATTAACAGATGCTGAAGCAATGGCTATACGTTGGCACATGGGATCGTCTGAACCAAGCGTTAGTATTACAAATAATCCACATTATTATGCATATAATCAAGCAATAGATCATCCTTTAGTACGTCTTATACACTGTGCTGATATGTTAGCAATGACAATAGAAGAAAAACGAGATCTAAAGAATAGTTAATATGGTTAAAATCCCCAAATTTATTTTGGGGATTTTTTATTTTGAATATATACAATAAAATAACTCATATAATATGATAGACTTAACACAATATAAATTTAATCTGGAAAAATCTCCGATAGATCCAAGAGATTATATGTTAGAGAATATATATCCAACAGATATTAAAGTAAAACTCCCAGAAGAATGGGACTATAGACCTCAAATGAGATCTATCAGAGATCAAGGATCTGAAGGAACTTGTTCAGCTCAAACTGCTGCTGCATTTAAAGAGTGGCAAGAATTTACAGATGTTCAATTTAAAGAACATCTGTCACCTTGGTTTGTATATAAACTAAGAGCAAATCAGGCATCTCCTGGAATGTATCCAAGAGACACTATGGAAATTCTTTATAAAATAGGTATTGTTCCTGAATCAGACTATAATTATTTAACATCAAAACCTATTACTGATGAACTTCGTCAGCAAGCAGCAAAATATAAAATTCAAGGATATGCTCAAATAAACACATTAGATTCGTTAAAGAAAGCATTATTTGCTAACGGTCCTTGTTACATTGCATTTCCAGTTTACAATCCTGAAAAGATGAATTTTTGGAAACCCGATTATACAGGACAACAAATGTTAGGTGGACATGCGGTTTGTGTTGCAGGATATATTAAAAATGGCTTTATCATAAGAAATTCATGGAGTGCTGGATGGGGAGATAATGGATATACTTATTATCCTTTTTTAGAATTTGGTATGCACTGGGAGATTTGGACAGCAATAGATGCAGATTCTAATCCTGAAACTTTAGCTAAAAAAGTAGCAGAGCATAAACGCAAAACAAAAAAGAAAAAGGTTGTAAAGTAAAATAATATCATGCAATGAAAAAAATAGTGAGAGAATATCTCGGGGACTATATTATGAACGAAAATTTAAAAGATGTGTACATTGATAAAATATTAAGTATATATAAAGATTTAAAAAGAAAAGATATTGAAAATTTTTCTGAAGATAAATTAGATCAAATATTAAGAGATTATTATCTTTATGATATAAAATTTAAAAAATAAAAAACTATTAAACACATTATTTATGAATACAAAACAACATTTTTTTCAAGAATTTTTTGGAGAACAAAATATACAAAATGAACAACAAATTCCTGAATATATAATTCATAATGAAATAGTTTTAGAAATGATTAATAATTGGATATATGTTCAAGATTTAATGAGTAGATTTAGAGCAGGAGAATTAAAAGAAGGTGATAGATTAGAACAAACATGGTTTAATTTTATAGCACAAAGAAACATTAACATAACTTTATATAAAAATAAGGAAGAATTTTTAAATGCATTTTGGAAAATTCCTAATAATTGAAAAACTAAGATTATGAAAACAAAGAATGTATTAGTACCAGTTAAAAAAATTTTAAACATTATCAATTCATGTCAAAATGAAGAACAAATTGAAAATTGCAAACATTTAATACATAACTACGTTAAATCTGCACAAAAGAACAAAGTGATAAATGTAAATGAATTATCTGGAAGATTAAATGATGAAGTTATACAAAGACAAGAAGCTTTATATTTAGTTAAAATATTTAATCGATAATAAAATTTATATTTTTTTGTAAAAAAGTTAATTTATTATGCAATAAGTGAAACTTTTTTAATATTTCGCTATAATATATATAAAAAATTAAGAATATTAGAGGATGATATTAACCCATACATATTTTTTTTTACAACAACTCCCACAATTTAGTGAGCAACTACCGTTATGTTATATAATAAAAGCGGAGGATCAGAGTTAAGTATGGAATAATATCATTTATATATAATCCTTTCTGAACCCTCCAAAAGATAAAAAACGGAGGGTTCTTTATTTTTATAGTGTTCTTTGAAATTATTTTATTAAAATATTTTTATTTGTCAAGATTTTTTGTTATATTTGTACATATAATATAAAAAATATGGCAAGTAGTATTAAAGGTACAACGAATGAAACATTGGAATTTGCTACAATGTTAGTGAAAGATGCTTTTAAATTTTGTAAAAAAAGTGGATTAGATGTAGAAGTAATTGCCACGGCAATGATTCTATTAAGAGAAAATCCTAAATTTACAATTGAATATGCTCTTTGGCAAGCAATACAAGATTGGGATGTATAAAATATTTTAAAAATAATTATATAAAAATTTTTTGAATTAAAATATTTATATTATATTTGTAATTCAAGTTCTTTGACATACTGGTATTTTGATCGGGTGCTTGAGTGGTTGAAAAGAGTGGTCTGCAAAACCATTAGCGTAAGCTCACAAGGGTTCGAATCCCTTCCTGATCTCATAATGTAGATAAACCAGCTTCCGTGCACGCTGGCTATACGGAATAATTAAGGCAATGTAGTATCGCGTATCATTGATCTAACTGGAGTCTACATTTTATAACTTTAATATAATTTAATATGAAAAAAGTATTTTTTATTTTTTTATTTTTAGTATTTCTATTTTCGTGTCAGAAAAAAGAATGTTGGGAATGCAAAGTTTTCTTTTATGAGGGACAAATTACTGTAGATAAATTCACTCATATGGATGTTGTTATTATGGTTGATCAAGATTCAACAACTAGAAATTTTTGTGATGTAACTGAACATCAAATAAATAGGTATATGAAAGATGTAAACAAAGGAGCTACACCTATTTCAGCATGTGGAAGACTTAGATGGACAACATGTGACTGTTATAGAATATAAAAATTACTGTTACAAAACTCGATAAGTTCAGCTGTGGTTCATCAACGATCCGTTAAACAAACGGTGGTGAGGAGCGTAAAGCACACTCCTATGGGAAAAAGGGTTTGGAGTACCTGAAGTAAAGATGATGAAATCAGTAACCCTGCGTAACAGTATTTATTGTCCTATAGTGTAATGGTAAGCACACATGTCTCTGGAACATGAAATTTGGGTTCGAATCCCATTTGGACAACTAAGATGTAGTAAGATATAAAGAGTTACTTCGAAATTGGTTTGAAAAAATACTCTTGTTCAAATTTCTCATCTTAATTTTTGCCCTATAGCGTAATGGTAAGCGCGTAAGCCTTTGGAACTTACAGTCTGGATTCGAATTCCGGTGGGGCAGCAACACTTGGTGCACGTGAAGTGCTTAAATCGGATACAAATCACGAGCCAAGTTCAATGCGGTGGTAGCTCAGTTCGGTAGAGCGCAGGTTTGAAGGGCCTGGTCGTCGGGGGTTCGAAGCCCTCTCACCGCACAAAAGTTCTTTGACATAATGTTATTTGCCCAGATGGAGGAATGGTTAAGACTCGCCAGTCTTAGGAACTGGTGCCTTCACGGCATGAGGGTTCGACTCCCTCTCTGGGTACTTTTTAAGTAGTAGTAATGGACACGCGTTACTTCGTATAATGGTTATACAAAACTCTGCAAAAGTTTGCTTACGGTTCAAATCCGTTTGAAACGCTACCGAAATTTCTCTACTTAAAAATTTGCGGCTATGGAGAAGTTGGTTAACTCGCAGGACTTTCAATCCTGTATTCGCACGGTTCGAACCCGGCTAGCCGTACAATAATACAGCCCTATCAAGAAGCTGTTGATAGACCACTTATACATCACCTATAAATTTACACCATAGTGTAGTAGGTGTCCCAATTGGGTTAAAGGAATAAGACAAGGTTGTATTTTTTAATGCTCCTGTGGTGGAATTGGTATGCACGTCAGACTTAAGATCTGGTGACCAAACGGTCGTGAGAGTTCGAGTCTCTCCAGGAGTACGAAGGTATTTGTTTCTTCACCTGCAAACAATAAAATGTTGTGCAGTACATAACAAATAGTCAGTATTTTGCATGTTTTTCGGAAACTTAAATCTAATAAAATATGCATTAACTGGGTGTTCCACAGATGGCTATATGGGCTGGTGTTGGGTACCAGTGTTCGGGGATTCGAATTCCTCCACCCAGACATTTTTAGTTCGAATAATTAAAACTAGACAGATTTTTATATATATAAATATAAAACATATGTCTAAAAATAAAAATTATCAAAGATCTAAAGAACATTTAGAAAATTGGTTAAAAGCAGGAATTTTAGGAAGAGAAAAACTTCAAGAATTAAAACAAAAAAGAATAGAAGAATATGATTTAAATCCTAAAAAATGTAAAAATTGTAATAATGTATTTGATTATAAACATCGTCACAGTACTTTTTGTTCTAAATCTTGTGCGAATTCTTTTAATAATAAGAAACGCATTTTAACGGAAAATACTAAAGAAAAAATTAGAAAAAGTATAATTAAATTAATAAATGAAGGAAATCCTCCAGGTTTTATAGGATATCGTTACAACAAAAAAATAGAATATAAACCAAAAATTTTACACATAAAAATTTGTCCTATATGTAAAAAAGAATATAATACTTTTAAAGAAAAACAAGTATGTTGTTCTAAACAATGTGCCTTTAAAAATATGAAATGTAGTGAATCTGTTAGAAAAAAGATTTCAGATAAAGTACAAGAACGAATTAAAAATGGTACTTTTAGTGGATGGAAATCTAGAAAAGATAAAGAACCTTCGTATCCTGAAAAATATTTTATATCTTTATTTGAAAATGAAAAAATTGATGGATGGATAAGAGATTACAAAATTGGACGATGGTTTGTTGATTTTGCATTTATTGATAAAAAATTTGCACTAGAAATAGATGGTAAACAACATGAAGAACGAAAAGAACAAGATAAAATAAAAGATGATTATTTAGAAAAAAATGATTGGAAAGTAATTAGGATAAAATGGTATAATCCTGTTAATGAAAATAATAAAGAAAAATTATATAAACAAATAGAAGAATTGAAAACAATTCTTTAAGACAAACATAAACATATTGTTTATGTTAATTAAAATAAATTATAATAAAATGAATGAAACAACAACAAAATTGAATGGAACCGTTAAATTTTTTAGTTCTAAAGGTTTCGGATTTATCAAAGACAACAATTCAACAAAAGAGTATTTTGTGCACGTAACAGGATGCATAGATACTATTAACGAAAACGACTCAGTCGAATTCGATTTGAAAGAAGGACCAAAAGGATTGAATGCAATTAATGTGAAATTAATATAGTATTTAAAGTTCTTTGAAAAATAATTTTAAGCGATGCAGCAATGCATGAAGCTGGATTCGGTCTCAAACATTTCCGTTCGATTCGGACTTAGTGGGCCAGCTTGGAGAGACTAAGACCCGCTTAAAATTTTTTGCCGACGTTGAGCAATTGGTTGGCTCGCCTGACTGTAGATCAGGTCCTTTGGGCTTGGGGGTTCGAGTCCCTCCGGCGGCACACTCAAAATAGAAATAAAATGATCAAAATTCCAAAGGATTGTACAACGTGTGTTTATGAACGAGATAAACATCTTTGTCAAAAGTATTGTGTAAATTTCAATAATCATGAATTTAATTGTGATTATTGCGTTCATAGACTTATTGGAAAAGATAAGTTTTGTGAATGCGAAAATGATGATGGATCTCAAAATTGTTGTGGAGATCATTTTGAATTTAATAATAAATTATTTCAAATAATATAAAAATGGAAGAAGAAAAAAAGATTTTTATTAAATGTGATTGTGGAACACATTTGTTAGAAGTTACTAGTGATGTCGAATATTTTGATCATACCAATTCAAATACTGTTAAAAAAAGAGTTCGTCAAGAATTTTGGTTGGCTATGTTTGCATATGGAACATATAATAAAAAACCGAATTTATGGAAAAGACTTGGTATAATTTGGAATTATTTAAAAACAGGTAAAATGCATGCTGATCAATTAATACTTAATTCTGATGAAGCTAAAAAATTAGCAGATTTTCTTAATGATAATATAGTTCCTACAGAAAATGGATAATTATTATCTTGCTATATACATTTTTTATATAATAGGAGGATAATAAATATCCATAAATATTTTTTTATATCAAAAACTTTTATTATATTTGTATTAATAAAGTTCTTTGAAAGAAATTGCCAGCCTGAGAATATACTGCTTAATTTAGTAACAGGTAGTGAGAACTCAATATTTGTAATGATGAGAGCGCTATAAAAATAACGTAAACCTATCTATAGTAATGGGAACGGCAGAAAAATAAGCAGGAGTAGCTATCCTGTGGCAATTTTTATGTAGATATATAATTACAACTAAAATAAACTAATAAAGTATGAAGAAAATTATTTTAATTATTATTGCTGTTGTGGCAATTTCACTAACATCTTGTAATTTCAAGAAAACTACAGATCAAAAAACTGTTGATTCAACTGCAGTAAAAGTAGAAGTTGTAGATACAGTTAATACACAAGTTGTAGATACAACAGCTGTAAAGTAAAAAACATGGTCTCTCTTGCTTAGGTAGGGCGAAGCGGCTACATCATAATAGTGATCATAAAGGGTGTAGAACGGGTGTAAGTCCCGGAGAGATCAGCCTTAGCCGAATGATGGAATGTAGACATGCCTGTCTCAAAAGCAGGTGCTTAAAAAGCGTGAGGGTTCAAGTCCCTTTTCGGCTACAATTTTTTTTAGTATTCACTTAATAAATTTAAAAAATGTTATTAATTGCTGAAATTGTTTTAACTATTTTCGCATGGAAAAGAGGTTGGAGATGGTATGCTTTAATACCATTAGGACTTTGTTTGTTAATAGGATTTATTTTAGGAGCAAGTATTAGTTCAAGCGGAGGTTCTATTAATGATCTTAACGGAGCAAGTGTAGTTTTAGATGTTATTGCTGTAATTGTACTTATAGTTTTATGTTCTGTTAAACCTAAATCAACTGAATTCTAAAATGCGTAGAAAAAAAGGTAAACATTACTGGAATTATAGAATAGTAACTAAAATAATTCCAGGTACAACATGTTATGGTAATGGAACTGTTACTAAACTTCCTGATGAAAGAATATTTTCTATAGTAGAAGTTTATTATAATGGAGATATACCAGATTCTTATGCAGACACTAAAGGGATTTTATATGATCATGAATATGTTGAAGATTTAAAGTGGGCTTATAAGAAAATAAAAAAAGCATTTAAAAAAGATATCCTCGATTTGGATCACTGGCCTAAACCCTATATTCCTAATTCTGATTTACGAGTAACTAGTGATTTAAAAAATACCTGTTCTTGTAATAACTTAGATAATCTTCGTTCTTGTAATAGCTTAGATAATCTTCAGCCTTAATGAAATGGATACAAGAAACTATAAATGTAAATGTTATCCTTGTCATGATGAAAATGAATTAGAATCGTGCATATTTTGTTTTTGCCCTATATATCCATGTGATACAAATAGAGGAGTTTGGATTGAAAATGGCTTTTTAGGTGAACCAATATTAGATTGTTCAAAATGTACTTGGCCACATAAAAAAGAGTTAGTAGATAAAATTTTTGATATTATAAAAAAGGAATATTAAAAATGGAGAAAACAGGAAAAATACCAACATCTACAATAAATTATATTGGAAAATATGCAACTATAAAAAAAGAAGTTAAACTTCCCATACATGAAAAATTAACTCAAATACATAATTATCAATATAAAATAGTTAATCAAAACAGAAGAAGAACTTGGATATGTTTAGAATCACATATATTTGTTACATATACTTCACGGGTTTCTAATAAATCAAAACATGATGTAATTAATAAATCTTTTTGGATGAAAGTTGATGAATGTGAAATAAATGATTTAAAAAATATATATGAAAGCAAAATACACTATTAAAACAGGAAAATTAGGAAATGAAATATATGTTGAGGATCCTAAAACTGGTGGATATACAGCATATTTTAAAGATTTTCCAAGTATAATATCTGAAGGAGAAACTATTGAAATTGCACAAGTAAATTTATGGAATACTACATATGATATTTTAAAATCTTTAATTAAACATTGATATATAATATATAAATAAAAAACAAATGAAAACAATAAAATTATTATTAGTAGTATTAGCTTTTACGATAGTATTAGCTATATTCCCTTCTTGTAAACATAAAAACTCGACTCCAGTTACTTCTGAAATTGTTTCAGATTCAATTTATGTAAATGTTGATGAATTACCTGTATTTTTGGGAGGAGATATAGCATTGTTAAATTTTATAAGTACTAGTGTAGTTTATCCAGAAGATGCTAAGAAAAATAATATTCAAGGAAGAGTGATTGTAAAATTTGTCGTAAAAACAGATTGTACAGTTTCTGATGTTGAAGTATTAAAGACAGTTTATCCTTCAATTGATCAAGAAGCAGTAAGAGTAGTTAATTTATTAAAATTTGAAACTCCCGCAAAAAAAGATGGAAAAGCCGTTCAAGTTTTTTATATGATACCAATATCGTTTACATTAAATTAATAACTATGAAATAGGTACAAAAATTAATTGTTATTACCCGTAGAGATTTATCTCCAGGCTACCAAGCTATTCAGGCGGCCCACGCAGCCATTGAGTTTCAACATGAACATCCAGAAATAGCAAGAGAATGGAATACACAGTCTAAGTATTTAATCTTCTTATCAGTTGAAAATGAACAAGAACTTCAAAAATTTTTACAAAAAATTGAAATACGAGATTTAAAACACACAAAGTTTTTTGAACCCGATATAGGAAATCAATTAACAGCAATTGCTATTGAACCTAGCGAAGAAACAAGAAAATTAACAAGTAATTTACCATTAGCATTAAAAGAAATAACAATATGAATAAAGTAGAAATTTTAATTTTATATGTTCAAAAATTTTCCAATGAAGAACTTATAGATCTATTAC